TCACTTCACAGTGACGTGGGAAAGCCGACCGTTTTCAAACTGAAAAGTCGCGGTGCAAGCAGGGCCAAAACCAGTTCCTGTCCATGGCGAGATATTGAGAACATAGTCGCTGTCTTCGCCATTATATCCCTTTTCAAAGGCAGCAGGAACCGAGTCGATGGTCCCAAAAGATCGAATGACCTGGCATCCGCTTCCTTCTTCAAGCCAGTTGTCGGGGCCCGTGGCATTTACGACTTGTCCGTTCTCTATCCTGAAATATACGCCCGGCTGATAGCAGGACAGCGATCCGGCCGTGCCGTTCACAACGTAAAAATTCGTGCCCGGCAAATGATTCATATCCTGTATTGTATCGGTGTTGCCTGTTATCTGTTCGATCAATTCGCTCGGTAACGAGACAGGTGGCGTCCCGGCTTTAGCCCATTCCACCAGTTTTTCCGGCGTAACATCCTCGACAGTCGTCGTGGCTTCGGTAATGCCGGTGGACGCCGTCGCGACCAACTGGGCGAGAACATCCGGGGTTTTGTTGCTGACTTTGCCATTGCGAGGCAGGTTTCGATACTGCATTTCAACGGTTTGGCATAGTCGTGTCAAATCCTGCGCCAGCCCCAGATTAGTGGCTGAAAGCAGACCGGCAACACCGATCACCCAAAAAAGAATCTTCATCTCAATCTTTACTCCCTGCCGGCGCTTCCGCGTTGAACAGCCTTCATACATTTTTGTCATTCCGTTCTTAAAATCATTTAGTATTTCAAGTTTTGTTCGATTTCCCAAGATTTTTTTATGCGGCGCGGACCTGCGAGCCCCAGTGTCAAACTCCGCCATTCCTAGCCAACCAAACCGCTCAACGAAACCCTTAGTCGTCACCCAAACCTGCGGTTGATTGAAATCAACTTCATCGCTGGCTTCTTATGGTAGAGTGGTATCTCTTTATCATAATGGAACTCAACGTGGCCCATCCTCTTCTCATCGATAAAGTAGCCACAGCAATTGAACAATGTGGCTGGGAAACTGTCGACATTCTGCAAATGAATAACGTGATGGCGCAAGCAACCATCGCCGCCATTTACGACGTTCTTGTTGACCACGCTCAACAAGCAAACAGAGAAGACGTTATCGAGTGGCTGATCGCCAGTCCGATCGGAAATAAGAACTCGCAACGATAAGCGAGATTAATACAAGATTTTTAATTCCCCCGCCGCGCCTCTGCTGGTGACAAGAAGCCTGTGCCAGAGTTACCTGACCGCTCTCAGATCGAGTACTTTCCCAGTATACGAAACCGTGAGGGTCATTTACGGCCGCGCTGCTGTTCAACACACTTCCTTGCGTCCTGCCCCGGACCACACTGATCCTTTTTGGAATTCTGAAGTCGATCCTGTTTCTGCGATTCGGGCGCTTTAGGAACGTCAACGCTGTCAGGATCAGACGGCGGCCGTCCCGGTGCCGGCGGCGGGTTGCCCGGCACTTCGGGTTCCTGTGTGCCTGATTGTGTCGGCATCCCCGATTCCTGGGCGAAAGACCCACTCGAAAAGCTTAACAGTAGCGCCATAAGGACTGAAAGTTTCATTTTTTCACTCCGACAGTTGGACCAATAGTAGGTTCAACGAAATTCGGAGTGAAAATGTTCCTCACCTGAAGCGGTTGGACGCTCGCTACCACTATGTCTAGAAAGTCAAAGGAACACCAAGTTCCATTTCACACTGGGTCAAATCCTCGGAAAATTTCGTCAGCAAAGGATCGTAGTCTGGTTCATCAGTGCTGTCGCTTTTAACGTACTCGGATATTGTCTGCGAAACTTTCATGAGGGAGTCAGCAGCGACGTCACAACTTACGAATGCCTTATACTCAGTGGAGCTTGCATTCCCGCCTGCGGCTTGTCGCCAGTCAGATTGTGCACGTGCGACGGGAGTCGTCACTTTTTCTTCCATCGCGACGCCTAGCTCCCTGGATCGCCCATCGGAACTCTCTCCCAGTTCGATATAAGTCATCATCCCCGAAACGACGGCTTTATGAAGCGTCAACGCATCTTCTTTCGCACCAGCAAAAGCCGGAGATACGGAAACCAAGGCTAAATTCATAACAATAAAACTGGATGCCAAACGCATAAATCACTCCCGAACAATGTAGCGCTCGAACTTAAACCGATGAGCGGAACCTAGCGCAAATCCGCCGCTTGCTCATACATTTTTATTGGAAGGCGCTTACGGTTTTTCGAAACAGATAACGGCTCAGCTATGGGCACCCTTAGCGCCAGGCTGACATGTCAGGCTTATGACGTGCCGCTCAGGCTTCCTTAACAGAGTCGTTTGAACATACAGCTGAGATAGCCTCAGCGAATCTTAAGGCCTTATGATTATGGATTTATAGAATTATCGAGCGTGAAGTGGCTCCCCGGGCCGGATTCTTTTAAGTAATCGAACCTTCGTTGACAATGTTTATTTTCAACATGTTATCTGGTGTTTTTAATCTAAAACTGCACCGATTTGTAACCCAGTATGTCACCCATTACGTTGCCCGAATCAACGCCTCTTGACTGCAATCAAAAATGAGAACAAAATAGGAACATCTAAAGAAAGCAGGAGAAACCTATGAACGCTCTTGTCCAAAGCTATGACGCCGAAATTGAGGAAGTTCTAGCGTATCACGGTGGAGATGTGCGCGCTGCCATTGAGGCACTTTTGAAAGACCGCGACTTCCTCGTCCGCGAAGTCGAACTTTCGCGGCTCGCGGTGACCCATGGCCAGCCGGTCGAGCTCTTTAAAAGGGCAGCGTGATGAAAACTTTCCAAGTCGCCCTTCCAGAATCTTACGCATTGAAGTTCGCGCGTCGCGAGGTGCATCGCGATGCTGATCGGCTCGGTGCTCGCCCGCCTCACCGCATGGCCCGCAAGTCTGGAGTTGGTTTCTGCGTTTTCAGTTTTCCTACCGAAAGGTGCATGAGCGCATTTATGCGTCGGCATGGCGGCAAACCGTTCGGCGATGGGAAATGGGAGAAGGTTTTGGTTCGATAAACCCCAGAATGTGCACAGAAAATCCACAGATAATTCACCGGATTTCCACAGCTTCAAGATCGCGATTGACTCTCCTCTCAAACAAGAACATTTTAGGAACATCGGCAGGCGGCGCTGATGTAATCCAGACACGTTAGGTGGCGTGTGTGTCTGCTTCAATGGAGCAGAACAATGAGTGCGGTTGCGCAGGAAAATGAATACGACGACGAAATTGAATTGGTTCTCGCCTACCACAAGGGCGATGCGCGAGCCGCGATAGAGGCGCTTCTGAAGGATCGGGATTTTCTCGTCAATGAGGTCGCTATAGCCAGCATGGCTGTCAGCCATGGCTATACCCGTGGCTGGAAGCCGACGGTGTTTGTGAAATGAGCGGAAGATCACGCGGTGAGCCCCCGAAGACTCTCATCAATAAGGAATACCCGTTTCAGGTCGTTTTGTATTTGACGGACGAGCTACGTCGAGCGCTTTCGGACGTAATTGCGGAAGAACGCCGGTTAGGGGCCTATCACCTGCATGGCTATCAATATCATGAAGGCTATCATTTCTCGATCGTGAAATTCGCGACGCAGGAAGGCCAGGGGGGATTCATTCGGCTATACGGCGGTGTGCCCTACGACCCGACGGACAAGAAATCCAAGCCGTGGGAGACGTACTTTGATCGATGAAAATACGACCTCCTTTTCTGCAAGAAATGCCAGCGTCGACACGGATCATGGATCTGGTCCAGTGGTACGAACTATATGGTTATTGCTGTCGCTGCGGACATATCGGGTCGGTGGATCGGATGATCCTTCTTAGAAAGTTCGGCACACATACCTTCTTCATCGACCTACATGGACGCCTGAGATGCAAGGCATGCACAGCCAAGGGCGATGCACAGTTTGGAATTACGAAGATGCCACGGTGATAAATGAGCGGATATAAGAACGACAACGCCCATGTAGCCAAAGCCGGGGATCTGTTCGTGCATCTTTGCGATTCGAAGGGATGCCCCGAATGGGGATCGTTCGGCTACAAGACGACACATGGCCAACTCTGGTTTTGTCGCGCCCACAAGCAGGAAGGCGAGGATGCGCTGGCTGGACGGAGAAAATAACCGCGCTATTCTCTCCGCTACGAGGAGGCGCGCATGTGCAATCTTTACAACATCACAACGACACATGAGGCCATGCGCCGCCTGTTTCCTAAGTTTGGAGACCTGACGAATCGCGTCGATCCGCAGATGGATATCTTTCCCGACTACCCCGCACCGGTTTTGCGAAACAACAATGCCGATGAGCCGGAACTGGCGTTTCTCCGCTGGGGCATGCCCACGCCGCCCGCAAAATTGAAATCCGAAGTCGATATTGGCGTCACGAATATACGAAATCTGGAATCTTCGTATTGGCAGCTTTGGTTTGGCATTGAATACCGGTGCGTCGTGCCAGCCACGTCGTTTTCCGAATATGGTGAAATCCGTGATCCCTCGACAGGGAAATTGCCTATTCACTGGTTCGCTTTGAACGAGGAAAAGCCGCTGTTTGCCTTCGCTGGAATTTGGACAAGCTGGAAAGGCGTGCGGAAGAAAAAGGAGGGGCCGGTCGAAACGGATATCTTCGCGTTTCTGACCACTGAGCCGAATGCCGTGGTGAAGCCAATCCATCCGAAGGCAATGCCGGTCATTCTCCGCACCACAGAGGAAATTGACACATGGTTGCGGGCTCCTTGGAACGAAGCCAAGGAGATGCAAAAGCCCCTGCCCGACGCCGATCTCATCGACCTCACGCCAAGCAATGACAATAAGGAAGAACAGGCGAGTTTGTTTTAGGCGCTATCCTCACCTCTCAATTGCTTTCGCGTGTCGAATGCCCGCCCGCCAACTGGCGCTGCCCACCTATTCATCCCGGCGGTTTTCTTGGAACAATCCGACACAAGATTGGTATGTAACTCGGCGTCTGCAACGGCGTGGCTCGCTTCGGCAGGCGCTACCTCGTCGGCCGATCATTGGCCGACGGGGACTTTTACAGTTGATTCGGCCAGCCTTATCCACCATAATTTTCCCATGCTTAAACAGTTGTGGGGGCGTTGCTTTGGCGCAAGCTGAAGGGAGGCCACTATGCCGCTATTCAATGAAGCGAGCCGAATTTATCATCCTCTGGAAGTTAACTTTATGCGCAGCTGCTTCAGTCATGCTGCAATCATGCTCGAAGAAAAAGACCAGAGTTACTCCGCGGCCGATTTGGCATCATGCATTTTTATGCTCTACCAAAGCGGCTTGAGAGATCGCGCTTATCTCAGCGTGCTATCAGCGCGGTTAGCTCATCAACGGTTCGAGAGACGCCACGCAATCGAACAATGTCCAGCCGCCAACAACAACGGCCCAGCACGGATGCCGCTTACGCATACCGTTGAATACGATCCATTCCCCTGACGTGCAGAGAACTCGGCCCTACCAGTGGCATTGAGATCGTTCAGGCTATCCGAGACGCTCTGAACCATAGCGTGAGGCTAGCACGGCCCATCCCGACGGGTTGGCAGATCTTTCGGGCGTAGATTTGCAGTATTTGTCCCATTATCTTTTTGCGCGGAACAAAAACGCTACCTGTCTGTTAAGCTGAAACCCAAAAAGGCCGAGGCTATGACAGAACCCAAAAACCATCGTAATAATGCACGGGGAGAACCTCGCTGGGTACCAGGAACCCTCCAGTCTGCCGAAGCAATAGCCCAATCTTTAAAAGCTCGCCTGACAAAGGATTTTTCAGATGAGAGAGAGGATCAGTTTTCAGAGCTCCTTGCACGGCTAGAGCAGGCAGAGAAAAAAGATTTATCTTGATGATAATTAAACTTCTCCAGACCAATATAATGAAGGTCACTGTTTAAAAAATACAACCTGCCCTTAAGTGACCTTAATTGTTCTCTTGCTATCAAATCACAAACAGTCCACCCTTAATTGTCAGTGTTTTGATTGAATACGGGCGCCTGACACGGGCCAGAGGGTCCTTGCCCGCAATTTGAAAGGAGGGCGCAATGTCTTCCGATATCTATAATGGCGATTTTCACTCAAACCATCGCATTCTGAAGCAGATGATTATTAAGGCCGGCTATCTCACGTCCATGATGAAACCCCTGCCAGGACCTCATTATAATGAGTCAGCGTTAATTCTGAAGAGCTTTATGGATGGAGTAATGGGCGACATTCAAACGGACCCCGGTCCACAAACGGAAGTGTCGTCCGCCTATGGCACGGCTTAAAAATTATCCTCGAGAGGGCCCAACTGGGCCTCTCAAATAATAGTTTTTTAAATCGTTATTTCACTGTAAAAACAATGGAAATATTTAGCGAGTTAAACGGCTTTCTCCACTTTATTTCCCCATAATTTATTAATCGCTTGACAATTTTTATTTAACCATCTAAAAGACAATCATCGATATTTTCTTGCTGAGCTTTGCTTGCTGCACGATTAGCACCGTGCGATGAACGAAAACTCCCTTTTAAAAATCGTTTCGTCTCTGCGTTTTTCTGAACGTGGCTATTAATATACTATGAAAGGGGTTCAAATGAACACCGGCACAGTTAAGTGGTTTAATACAACAAAAGGCTTTGGGTTTATTCAGCCTGACAATGGCGGCGGCGATGCGTTTGTTCACATCTCCGCGGTGGAACGCGCGGGTATGTACTCGCTGACCGAAGGCCAGAAACTGACTTATGATCTGGAACAAGACCGTAAATCAGGGAAAATGTCAGCCTGTAATTTGCAGGCGGCATGAATGAAGTTCCTTCTTTCTCGTGACCACGGATGTACTGGCACAAAAGAAAGAAGTTGACTTTAGGGTCGGGCATTCGCCCGACCTTTTTTATTGCTCGGCAAGGGAGCCAACACGAAAGAGAGATTAAATTGAATATCCATGAAGAGAAAATCGGCCTCACCATTCCGAACACTAACTTTAGCGTGGTGAACCATTCTGTTGCTACACAGCGCGATATTGAAGACGCGCACAAACAGATGTCATCACCCTCAGAGGATTGGTCAAAGCTTTCCAATATACTTAGACGGTCATGCGGAGGCTCATCGCGAAAACGTTCTTTCCGTAGATAAGCACCCATAGAGTGCACGCTACTGGCTACGCTTTTCTTCTCGTTTCCAAAGTTTTGAGGCGTTCGGCGAAATAAATGATTTTGTTCAGGTCATACATTCGACTGGCCGCGTCTTTCTCTCCAAACCGATAGCAAGCCTTGAAAATGTTGCCGAGCGCAAAGGACATGCCTTTGTGCTCGATCAGGTCGTTGAGTTCTGTGGCTTGCGGAGGCAATTCGTAGTAGCTCGTAGTGCCGCCGTCGGAGGTGACGGGCGCGTGAGGTCGGTCGCAATCGGGCCTGTTTGCCCATTCAGCAATCTCGCGGTCAATTCGTGCGTCTGGAACCATTAGACACCCTCCCTCACTTTTCGCTTCGGCTCTTCAAACTTCTCCGTTACTGGGCCGCCTGCGAGCAGTCCCCGGACCGAGGACAGCTTATCGCGAACAAGCGGACGAAACCGACGTGCAGCGAACGGCGGATTGTCATATCCGAACTGAGGGCAGATGCCACGATCTACACCTTTGAGGCGAACGCCGATGAAGTTGCCCTGCGTGTAATGTTCGAACGGACCTATCCAGCTTATGGTGTAGGCTTTGCCTTCCTTTATCTCGATGAACTGCTCGAAGCCGACAGAGCTATCGATGCAGACGACCTGATCGCCAACCTTGAACGGGATCATGCATCATTCCAATCAAATGTAAGAGCGGCGGCAATACTGATTGCGAACAGGAAGGCAAAGAAGCCGGGCGGGGTTGATGTCACCATCAACGCGCCCGCAGCACCAGTAGCCAGATAAAAGAAGCGAGACGGCTTCATGCGGCTGCTCCCGTATCGATGCGACAACGGATCAGTGATACGGCTTTCACCGCGTCGAACTGTTCATTTGCTTGCGCATCCTTCCAGACGGACTTTGCCACATCCGCGCAACGCTGACGCTCTGCGAGGATGGCGCGGGCAACCCTCTCATAAGACGCGTCCGGATAAGTGCCGTCAGGGAACTGTTCGAAGGCGGCACTATCGATCACTTCGCGCGCAATGGCCATGATGTCTTCTGGTATCGTCACGCCGCATCCCTCCAAGCCCCTAACCGCCGAAATTCTACCGGCACACCATGGCTACGCGCTCGCGCCATTCCTTCCGCCATGCCTCGACTCATACCGAAGTCTTCATAGACAACGCATTTCTCCGCCACGCGATACCATGCAAGGCCAACCTCAATGCCGAGTTCACGTTCATCTGGCCGCATATCATCCAGCACTTGCGTATGCAGCAAGTGGCTTGCCATTGGCGCCTCGCCCCGGCGCAAGCTGTCGAGAAGGCAAGCGCAAGCATATTCGATATTGCGCGCAACGTCGCCACTATAAGGGCTTTCGATGATGACGAGCGGCTTGCGTGCCGGTTGCTTGGCAACTGGCACTGGATACGGTACGGGAACGTCACCGATGTATATCTGCCCGGCCCTGATCGTCACTATGGTTACCGGCTGGTTTTCGTTATAAGGTTTTGGCGCACGGCTTATAACTGTCCCGCCTGCCCTCATCTGCCGACCCTCAACAGCTGCTCGCGCTGCGCGGTCTTCTGCTTCTTCAAGCATGTTCTCTCCTCGTGTTTTTGGTGAAAGCGCCGCTTGGTGGGCGGCGCGGTGGGGCTTAGGCTGCAGCCCGCTTAGGCTGGTTATCATTCGCGGCAACCGGTATACGCGCAGCGCCTTGAACCATTTCAGGCCGAAGAATGTCGCGGCCTACTTCGCCAAATTCTTTGCTGTAGGTGATCCGCTTTGCCGACCGGCCAGATAGCCAACCGCCTCCAGCTGCATATGCGTCAGGAGCGGCAAGCGTTTCGTGCTGCTCGACATACATCAGCGTACCTTTGCGGGCATCGTCGCTGTGTCTGTGCCCGATGTGCACGTAGGCTTGAAGCGACCGCCCGAACATTTCGCGAAACATGCCAGCAATCGTCGCCTCGATATTCGCTACGCCGCGTTTGTGCCCATGATGATAGGCCAGCATCGTGCGGCCCCATTCGAAGGCATAGTAAAGAGAGGGCGAGTTATCGACGGTGATACGCGGCTCGTTTTCGTACATGACTGCCAGCATTTCGCGAAGCCATGCAGATGACGCCGGGTCATGATTGCCTGAAGCCATCACGACATGCACGCGCTCATGCTTTTGCAAGAGCATATCGATGATGCGTCTGATTGTGCGGATTACCACCCGGATGACTTTTTGCAGACGACTGTCAGCGTCAAGAACATGCTTATTCGCTGGCGTGACGCTTTCCAATGCATCGTGATGCATGAGGTCGCCCAGTTGCGCCAGAATAGCCGTGTGCGCGTCTGGTGCCTGCGCTACAGCGGCAGAGAACCAATCAAGCAGCAGTTGCTCTGCTATGCGCAGATCGTAGTCGCTGCCTGTCTCTTCGCGCCATGACATCATCCCGAAATGGTTGTCAGTGATCGTGAACTGGTTGAGCAGATCCTCGCGGCAGCCTTTCGGAGCTGGCATAATGCTGATACGCGGCAAGTCCTCCTTGAGCGCATCGACCATGGCGGCCAACGCCTCGGCTCTCGCCTTATCGTCAGCCCGCTCCATTATGTGTTGAGTTATCACCCTGCCTTCGGCATTGACGAGTGTCGTCTTGCCTTTGACCGCGAGGCCAGCCGTAGGCTCATAGACCTGTCCAGCCTCTTTCGTCTGGCGCATATAAGTGCCGTTCGGAGTCTCGGTCAGACTTTTGATCGCATAACCGGGCAATGTCGGTGACGGAGCCAGCAGCCCAATCTCAGCGGCCCGCTTGATGCTCTCGTGGAACGCCGACTTCTTAATGCCGAGCGCAGCAGCAGCCTTAACCAGCGTGCCGTGCTCGCGGTAAGCCTCAGCGCGCCGCAGGAGTTCTTCGTGTGAAAGGCGCGCACCCGCGCCCTGTCTGTCATGGGACATACAGTCTCCTCGTGTTTGGTTGGTAGCCGTGGTGAGCGGCGCAAAAGGAAGGATGGAATGTCTCGATAAATGTGGTGTTAATGGAACGCGGAAAAATGATCTGGTTTAACGACACATGATTGTGACGCAGCCAAATCTCTGCAACTATCTGAATAGGTGAATCAATGGGGATGGGGAAATGTCCAAGGATAAGCGCATAACTTTAGACATGATGACAACTTTGCGGCTGTCGTCATCCCTTGAGAAAAAGGAACTTTCTAGCCAGCGCCTAAGAAACGCTGCCGAAAAGAAAGCCCCTCCCAAACCTTCTTCTTCTCCAGAGAAAAAGAAGTAGCCTTGGCATTGTCTGACTCTATTTATAGCCTGCAGACGATCGTGAATATTGCGACACTAGCATCCTTGGTGTTCGCAGCTAGACAATTGATGTCCGCGAATTCGGCGTCTTCCGCAAGTCTATCGCTGAAATTAGACGAAACGATTAAGGTAATTTCATCTGGATTGGACCGGTCATACCTGAAGTCGGAAGATACCCTACTTGTCGGAGACTTATTAAATGTTTGCGAGGTCGCATGCAGTTTAATAATTGACAAAAGTGTACATGGGTCCAGTAAGCAAACTTTAGTCCGATCAATCAACTCCTCGCTTAGTATAATCAGCAGTAACGGATACTTGATGGAAATTGTCAAAGATTTGAAGATCGATGACGCCATCTATATTCACATTTACTACTATCTGATCGATGCCGGTATATGTCCCCAAATGCGAGCTGCCCTAATGCCGATCTATGCCGTTGTAGGGCCTAACTCAAGAACGACACCTTGGATTCAATTGTAGACGGAAAGATCCCGAAATTGCCAGATCAGCGTGCTGCCGACATTCATGATGACGAAATCAAAAGATTGGCGAGAATTGAATTATTTAAGAGGTTAGGCCAAAACGCTTACACCGTGCAAGCGGACTACGGGAAGTGGCTAACTGCATCAGTACTAGGTGCCAATTTAGGTGGCCTCCTCGGAATTATGCAGTCTGGAAGTTATGCAGAACAATTGATGCAATCGGTCGGTTGGTATCTTATTGTTGGAGTGCTGGTTTCAATTTTTACCGGCGGTTTAACCTGGATAAATTATTCGTATGTATTCCACGTATACACAAAAGTTCAGATGAGAGAAGAATTCGGAATTGATGTCAATTTCAATAAATATACCAACGCATTGTTGAAGATATCTTTTATTGCACCAATCATATCATTCTGCGTCTCGGCTCTTCTCTTATTTATATCCTGCTTCTTAGCGCTATCAGCAATATCGCGAAAGCCAATTTTGGTAATTTACCCAACAGAACTTCCTGGCTGGATTTCGAACATCGGCCTAGTCTGGCAGCTGGGGCAATAGCTCACCCCAGCCTTCACTAAATACCCCTCCCCCTCCCCGCCCTCGTCGCCATGATATTATCAATGCGCTCGGTGAGCCCGTCGATGCGATGCGCCACACTTTCGATGGCCCGCATGATCTGCGACGTCTGCTCTTGCATGCCTGCCTTCGTGGCAAAGGTTTCAGCGGCCCGCAGCTTGTAGTCGGAAAGCTCCTGCCGCGTCAGGCTGGCAAGAGCCGTTGCAGCATCAGCTTTCGCGGCATTGCGCGTTTCGGCTTTTGCGATCTGGCTTTCCACGTACTTCCAGAGGCCGAACAGAAAGCCCATCAGCATTACGATAAAGCCGACAACGGCCATGATTTCAGCGCCGGTCATCCGATAATCCCCCTTGCTGCCACGCCCAGCCACAGGCAGGCCAGCCACCATTTCGCGCTCACGGTCGCACCCCGCACAGCTTTTCCAGTTTTGTATTCTCTACGAGGATCTGACGCTTCGTGCCGTCAGTCAGGCTATCCTCGACGCTCGGGCGCACTGGCCGCGCGACGTCGCAGTAGCTACCGGCCGTCACGCATCCACCGAGACAGAGCAGCGTCAATATCACCGCCGCCAAGCTTGCTGGTTTCATCTTCGATTTTCCTTGCTTTGTTGGCGGCCCTCAGCCGATCGGCGGTTGCGCTTGTGGCGTTGTCTGCCCTGCCTTTGAGGTAAGCACCCGCCAGAATCGCAAGGGCCGCAGCGACAGCCACGGCCCAGCCTGTGATCTTGGAGCGCAGGGATAAGAGCCAGGTCATGTCGGCACTCCTGTCAGGATTAGCGTGCGCTGCTGCCCTGTGAGCGGCAGCAGGTAGCCGTCGCGCGTTTCGGTGGCATCGCAGACTGTTAGTTCGGCATTGTCCCACTGCTGCGAGCCGTTATCGATCCGCACCGTGGCCGTTCCCGCGTCGCTGTCATAGTCAATGGCGATTCTTGTGAGGCTCACGCCGCCACCCTCTTCAATTCGAGCCTGCCGCTCTTCCAGAGCCAGAAGCCCGCGCCTGCTGCGACCAGCAGGAGCGCGACCGTCGCGAACGCCCACGGGTTGCTCACCGCACCGATAAGGCCAGTGACAAGCGTGCCGCCCGTGCCTGCGACGATCGTCTGCACGGTCTTGTCCTGCAGCAACGGCACATCGTCAGGCTTGGCGTCTTCAGCTACGGCCGGCTTCATTTCGCGCGCTGCCACAAGGCTGTCGAGGAAGTTGCGATAGTAGCCGGCGATCAGCTTCGCCTTGTCGCTGCCATTGACGATAGCGCGGGCGCCTACTGCGTCTTCCTTGCCGGCGCCGAAGTAGTCGGCCAACTTGCGACCGGTGAATTTCCCGTTGATCATCCCGTCAAACAGGATGCGGACAGCTGTCCTGTCCTCAAGCGCCTTTTCTGGCGCATCGCCAAGGCCATACTTCTTGTAATTGTCCTTGCCCGTAATCTGCGCCAAGGCGCGGCCCCGGTATAGCCAGCCGTCATTGGCGCCGGTATTGCCCATGCGACCGCCATAGACCTTGTTGGCCAATGCTTGCGGGTTGCGGACATAAGGCTGTGCGGCAGTGACAGACGCAAACCGCGACGGCCAGACCTGCCTGATGCGGCTGGCGGACGTGTAATTCAGGTTTTCCGCGATCGGCTGCATTTTGCCGCCCGTCTCGTGGAATGCCGTTGCGAGCACATAAGCCGTCTGCTCGTCAGGCAGGCCTCGCCGCTCAGCTTCAGCCAGAATTGCCGACGTGCCGTCGACCTGCGCCTGGCTCAAACGCCCGCCGAAAGGCGCGCGCCTCGCATACGCGAAGAACGTTGTTTTGTTCATGGGGATGTCCTGTGTAGTGAATGTGCCGGTGGACCGCTAAGTGCGGTCAAACGTTTAGCTTTACAGTTTCAGCCGACTCGGTGAGCTTCCCAGACAGAAGGGGTAGTAAAGAAATGCCAGATACGTTCAGCTTAAAAAAGCATTCCGAAATCGCTCAGGAGATTGGGTTTCTCATTATGCTTATTGCTAATCTCGAAGGTTGGCTGGAAGTTGCCCTGATAGAGATATTTAAGGGCAAGCATGAACTAGCCGAAGCAATATTTTCAAGGGTTGATAGCATCTCTAACAAATTCGAAATTTTGGTAAGTGTAGCAAGAGCGCGACCAACCTCGCCGGTTTCTTCAGCTATTATCGACTCAGAGAACGACATTAGGTCAGCGATAAATTACCGTAACAGTTTAGCTCACGGCATCTTCGAATTCGATGAAAAAGGCCGGCTATGCCTCGCCACAGCTGTTCTCAATAAAAAACGGGGCAGGCCGAAGGAACACCAACTCACCCCCAGCAGCATACGAACACACAGTGACAGAATCGGCGTGTTTCAAAAGCAGATTTCAAACCTTTGCTCTCCGTCCGCTTTCTTTCTCAGGCATCCACGCCCCTGAACCATCAAATGCGACCTTCTTCGAGTGTCGATGGCAAAGAAAAAACCGCCTCAGTGGGCGGCTGTTGAACGCTTATGCGTTTGCTTTTCGTCGGCTTCGACCGATGGAACCCATCGCCTTGAGCCAGAACCTGTTCAGGTAAATGAGCGGTATGCTGGCCACGATACTAAACAGTACAGTGGCGGAAACGGCGATTGACACAGAGTGCCAACCCATTTCATGGGAACGGACAAACAACCATGATCCAACCGATGTTATAACCAGCATATGCGCCAGATAAATCGGGAACGACAATTCTCCCAGCATAGCGAAAAGTCTTGCCAGCCAGCCATCAACACGCGACGGGAGGAACGCCCAGATGAGAAGCGTGCTAGCCACGGCGTACACATACACATGGTGCACCCCTCCCAGATACCAGTACCAGCCTATCGGATTGAAATATCCCATCAAGTATATCGATGCGATGATTGCGAAGGCTTTGAACGGTGGGTTCTCTTTCACGTTGCGTTGGAACAATGCGATTACAACGCCGAGCGTGAAACAGAGATACCAGGGCGATATGTTGGAGGCGAGAACCGTCACAACCCCGATGGCATAGAGCGACAGGGCGCGATCCGCCTTCACCGCAATGATGAAATAGGCCAGACCAAAGACTATAAAGCTTCCGATGAACTCGTAATGCATGGTCCACAGCGCAGTGACATAATTGTAATCGCCCCGGAAAAAGGTGAAGAATAGGCCCTCCATCGCTGCGTCTGATAATGGCTTATCTATTGGGATCGCTGGCGAACTTCCGAAGTCTCGCAGCCAGCCGGATTGAGAAATGCTACCAGCTTCCACGTAGCTATAGGCATTGAACTGGAACAGCAGCCAGGATGTCACTGTGACAGCTACGACGGGCATAGCCAGACGTGGCCACCGGCGCATCAGGTTTCTGTTGATCGGTGCAACGTTTTGATTGTCGATTGCTCGATAAACCAACACGAACCCCGACAGCGTGAAAAAGAAGGCAACCGCCGCAGTTCCATTGATGAATGAAAACAATGGGGTTCCGGCGATTGAGACAGATGGATCATCAATATATCGACCGACAAAGGCCGGATGAAAAGCAAGGATTGAGTGATAGACGACGACGATTAGCGCCGCTATCCCTCGCATACCTTCCAAAACAACAAGCCTGTCAGTCGTATTTTTCATTAAAAGCCCCGGACCGTTCCGAGACTTATAATCCAGATTTTGGTATTCTGCTTACAAAAATTCGCTCTTTCGCGTTGCTGTAGCTGACCCAGATATAGTTTTCCCCTTCAAAGATATCTGGATAAGCGGCTGCACCAATCTTGTATTCGCCGGGATACACGGGGTCTTTTGAAAGCCCTTGGCGCACATAATAGAGCGAAGTCAGTTCGCCGTTCTCGACTAGGCCCAGATAAAGAGGATCGCGCTTGTCGCCGCCTTCGAGGTTTCCCACGATGGCTATTTTTCCATTTGACAGGCGTATTCCGGTTGAAACGGCTACGTTCGGAATGTCAGTGCGTCGCAAGCCTCCCCACGTAACGCCACCGTCAATGCTGCGACTGATCCAAAGCCTTTCGCCCATGCCGCGAGAGCGTGCGCCGCCGATATACCGCCAAATCCGCAACAATTCATTGGGATCGTCCGAGGCATGGAAGGTCGACGGCTCTGTGAAATAGACACCGCTTGGATTTATCCAGCCGATCCATGGCGATTGAATGGGAGCATCCGGCGTGCTTCCACCCCACGTCCCGAATATCTTGGAGTATGCCAGAAGCACCGGAGAAAGCACATCGTCGTAAGCTGGCGACCATCCGAGCGTCGACGTATACGGAGCGACAGACACCCGGAATGGCACGCCTACTGCTCCATCGGAAAGGCATTCGACAGCAATAAGCGCCTGTCCTACACGATGATCGCCCGTAGTGTCATCGACAGCGCCGACAAGGAACAACCGCCCGTCAATGACTTGGAAATTACGTGGCAGAATGCCGGGGCCATTCGATGCGGGCTGGTTGGCGTTGAATGTCTCGATATAGGGGAACGCCATTACAGGGGCAGAAAAGCTGATTGTATCTGGCGATGACGACTGCACAAGAACCGTCATTCCCTTGGCATCTTCATTCCGTCCTGCGGTCGTGTAAGCAGTCCACACCAAACCATTATGCTCGACGACACGGGTGTGGTGATGATAACGATGCGAATAGAAATCTCCACCAGTTGGTTCAAGGCCATTGGGTTCGATCAGCAGGAAATGCTCAATCCCGGGTGCCTGAAAAGGGAGATTGCCTGTTCGCTGTTTTCCAGACCATGACAACGCCTCTCCAGCAACTTCACGAATGGTAAGCGTGCAGGGAGATTTGTCGCCCCATTGGACATTTCCGCTTCTACCACCCATGGTGACGTAATTCCCGCCTGACACATCATTCAGGCCGACGCGGACCGATACCTTCACGGGTCCGATAATGCCTATGGTGTCAGTTACGAATGCATTGCCGATATTCGCGTAAACGGCGCTCGTTCCATTAATACCCCATGCTGCCGACGCTGAAGACTGATCACCGACAAAGACAGCGATGGTTATAATGCCCCCGTTCTGGCTTGTAGCCACTCCTGATACTGATATCTCAAGCTTGCTCGATGGCCGCTTGACATCGATAACGGCAGAGATGACTTCCGCCCCCTCCGAAACATGTGGCACTGTATCGTCGTTGGGGATAACCGCGTAGATCGACCGATCAATATCGCTGAAATCGGATATTTGCTGAAGCACAGTTCCCACTATGAATGCCCTTCCAGTAATGATGCATCTGGCAGTTCCGAGATGAGTTCCTCAACGGTTTTTAGAACCGGCTCCCCGACTTTGAATTCTGCGAACAATGCAAGCGCTGAAGTCCAGACCCGATCCCGCCAGACAACAAAGCGCTGAGCTTCCGCCCCCCCATCCTGGGACCGTCGAATTCACATAGCTGGCAAGGTTTGCAGCGTTATCGTAGCCCATGCTCTGCGCCACACTATCGATGTGGTGTTGTACGGCGATCTTAAAAGCATCCAGACTATTCGAAGGTGCAGAGAACGCCCCACCATCGCGCTGCGCGAGCCAATCTTTATCTGCAACGACGGACTTCCCGTCCTGCAATGCCTTCTGATTACCCATTGACGGCTCCGATCAAAGTCACACGGCCACTTGATATGTTCCCAGAGGAGAAAAACACGCGGATCGTTGTCACTCGCTGAAAGACAGTCAGCAGCGAACCCGTGTAAATTTGGACTTTGTATCCAAATGAGGCTTGAACACCCGTCACTGACGACATTGCTGGGCGACCGGCAGAGCTTCCAGGGTGAATGGAAACGCGGGTTGAAACGCCGTGAATGTTGCTGATGTCATTTGAAACCACCAGATTTGTGGCGATCATGGCCCCCCCGAATGCGCCGGTACTAGCGGCGGTCACAGAAATCGCCGAGGAACGGTAATCGTTGCCAGTGAAGAATGTAGCGCCATTGTCGGTACTAAACTGCATGCCAAGAGCGACCGCATTTGTCGCGGGGATTAGATAATTCAAAATGAGGTCAAAATACTCGTATCCGCTTGGCAGACTAATATCGACATACGCAACGGGTGTCGAAACCGCGACTGTGGATATTGTTTTTGCAGTCTTGTCATCAACGAGCGCCACCTGCGCAGAACTGTTCGTTACAAGTTGTTTGTTGGCCACGAGGGACAGTTTAGTGAGAGCACCGTTAGCGTCTGTCTGAAGAATTTGCTTCGCGGCAAGCGTGATCGCGCCTAGGTTTCCCGATCCGTCCGTTTGTAAAATCTGCCGGGAACCAAGGGTGAGAGCGCCTAGGTTCCCCAATGTTCCGTTCGGGTCATCGACGTAATCGGCCAATCCCATCGTTCCAACGCCAGTAAAGACAGGCATCTTGCCTGCTTCACCGTCCAGTCCGGCCAATGCTTCCACATTTCCGCTGGACAGAAGATCAATCAAAACGCGCACCGCGCCCTGATACCTGCTGCCGTCGGGCTGGAAACGAATGCGCAGGGGCAAGTCAGTTCCAGCAGCATCAGGCGGACACGGTAGAAACAGAGTTCCGCTGTTTTGGCCCGTAATGGATGCGATAATCAGCACGTGACCAGAAGGCGCAATAATGGCGTCACCGGCCTGAACGGCTGCCATCTGGAGCGAAGAGCCTGATGTGGTGAAGTCGCTGCTGCCTGAGGTGAGCGTCACGGTGCCTATATCGTAATCAGGACGAATAGCCATTACGCGCTCCTCTTGGTCATCTGAGCGGCTTCAAGGTCTTTGTTGCGCTGCTCTAGCTCGGCGCGGAAAGCTTCATTCTGAGCTTCGAGAATGGTCATCTGGGCGCGCATACCGGCGATCTCATTGGCAAGAAGCAAGTTCCGGTTCTTGTAGAACTCATTCAGCGCCATTGCTTCGCTTGCCGCTGCCATCGGATCGATTTGCACGTGCGTAGGCTTCGCCGGTTCATTCACCGTCGTGTCGGTCATGTCGGGTTTTCCTTGAATGTCAGGTGTTATCGATCAACGCGGCAAAGCGGATGGTTCGTGTCGGTTGCCCAGCTTCGTTTCTTATTCTGACGTAGTTATATGGCGGGTTCACTTCAGCACAGAAGGTATCCCGGTCTGGATGTTCACCTGCCGTGCTATTTAGGATCACGTACGGTAACTTCCCGGCTGGGTTAGTGATGCTGAAATCCTGCGATCCGCCTGCCCCAAGTGTGACAGTTCCATCAAGCACCTGCGCCATTACACCCATACCGGGATACATCGACATCTTGTCCAGACTAGCGGTATCCACATCATAACCCGGTCGGGATACATAGACGCCTTCAACGGTGTATTTGATGCGTTTGACCATCAGAAGTTTTCCTCAAGTCGGTTTTTAAAGATGAGGGCGCGGAACTTGTAATCATAGTTCGCGCCTGTACCTTGGCTAACCGATATCCAAATGTGGTCGGTCCAAAGCGCAACCTGGAAAAAGTTATTCATTTCTGTGGTTGATGGATTTCGATCATTTGGAAAAAAGACACGCCCCAAATTCGTAGGCGTCACTGAAAGAAATACCAATGGTACGTACCCCAGGTTGGGGAAAGCCGCTTCCCCAATGTAATACCTCAAGCCGCTGCTCTGGTACTTGGTAAGGGTTATATCGATAGTTGCGTGAAGCCTGAGATAATCGTTGTCCGATGAGAACGTGGCCGGATCGGCCAGATTATTCGCATTGTACCCCGGCGCCGTCATCCGCTTGAGCATGCGACCGCCGGTCATTCCAGTGAAACTTCTTACACTCATGCTTCGAACACCAGAATTGATGTAAAGCCACCCGGCGCAGAGGGGCCGGAATTGTAAAATTCTATTCTGTTGTTGAAAGCCCTACCGCTTGTCATGCTGCTCGGCCAAGGAAGGATTATTGCGTTACTCGGTGGATCAACAGAAAAGCCGGGGCTGTTAGGGTGTTTCCAAAAAAACATAGAACTGTTGTTATTCCACGGAATACCACCTGTTATCGTGTATTTTGGCACGAAATTAAGTGCGTATGGATAGTAATAGACAAAGTTTGCTACAGAAAAAACTCCGCTATATCGGAACTTAATACCACCACCATTAAACCAGTTGCTATCGAACGTCTTCAGATCATCCCGAAGAGACGGCGAAGCATTGTACCCCGGCTTGCTCGTGATAAGCCGAGGCGGGTTTCCCGTTTCATAGATACGAACAGCCATCAGTCCTCACGTATTATCGCTGAATGTCAGGGTAGCGGCGTCGAGGTTGAAAACCACGTTGCCCGCAAATGACCTGATGATGCCGGAGTACAGTTCTGCCACACGGCCAACCATCATCGTCGCCTCACCATTGATGAAGGTGAACGGTGCCTTGCTATTGGTGCCGTTCGTCAAAATGAGCTGATCTGCATTCATCACAATCCGGCTTTCACCGCCCGTCAGCGCATCAAGGAAGATCGCGGCCTGTGAGGTGGAGCCGTTGCCGGACGCCGCCACACTAAGGCCGATACGGGCCAAAGCCCCGGCTGGCGTTGCTTCGACAGTGGTGCGGAAAAGCCCCGATGCCGAGAAGTTGCCCACGGTCGCCGTCAGGCCAGTCACAGCGTTAGCCGTGGCGGTCAGTACGCCGTCCATCGTGGAAACTTGCACCTGCAATAGATCAACAGCACTGGCGGTCGCTTCAAGACCCGTTACCGGGTCATTGACGACAGCCTCCAGACTTTCAATCCTGGTGACGATAGCCGAACCGGGACCGATAGCGACTTCAATCGCTCTTGTGTAGGAAGCAGTCAGTCCTTCGGCGGTAACAGACGCCTCTTCGCGAAGCGTTTTTATCGCTATCAGGTTCGCACTGTCCTGCTCACTCGCCTGTGCACCGATACGGTCAAGTTCTTCCTGAACATATCGAAAGCTGTCACCGATCCATTCGAGATTGCGCTGAACGCCTTGGTTCAACTGGTCAATGTCGATTGGATAGATGTCGAGTGGGCCGAGGCGGATATCGAGCGTGGTAACCGGTATCCAGTCCGACCATTCGAAAGGACGGTTACCCGCGTAGCTGTTGTACCGCGCCCTTATCTGATAGCCGGTATTCGGCAACAGAGTGCCCGGGGCTATTAGCATAGAGCCGACATCGACCCGTTCCGTTCTGCCGACATAGATCACGCCAAGGTCGAAAGCCGTTCGGACTTCGAACATCACCTGATCGACATCAGGCTGGTCACCATCCCATGACAGCAAGATAGCGCACCGGCGGTTATTCCCGTTGCTGTCCTGCGCTACCGCTGCCACCGCCGCGAAGTCAACAATGGGCTGCGGCGTTGGCCGGATAGTGCCAATCGGCGCAAAGACTGGCGGTGTATAATCGGTATCCGGGTCCCAATCGTAATCGGATGGATCGACTTCCGTCAGGTCCACCACGACATCAAGGTTAGCCTTATCGGTGACGCCATCAACACGCATCAGCTTGTTGACGTAGCCGTTACGGGCCGAGGTCCACGAAATCACATCGCCCGGTTCCAGCGTCCAATAGGACGGAGGAAGCACGAAGGTGTGACGGCGGGCGCGGCGAGCCTCATTCAAGGCCGCTTTCATCAGGCGCTGCACCTGACCAGACCGATAGACATAATCCATCGGCACATCGGTCAGCAGGCGTCTATTGCCGTCCTCGACTTCAAACGTGGCGTTATAGAGTGGAGGCGCTGCCTTCGTGTTCCAGCCTTCATTCGGCTCTGGATAGGTCGCCGTGATCCCGTTGACCGTCTCCGACAAGCCGAAGAACGGCGTGAAGGTTTGCTCCTCGGTCGAAATGATTTCATCATCCGTGAAGAATGCCACCGGAGCATCGGGTTCACCCACACGGATTTTGTAGACGCCCGCACTTTCTATCAGACGCGCATTGCCACCGGTCAGCAGCTTATCAACCGCATCGCCAATTGTTGTGTCAACAGTTATTTCACCGCCGGTGACAAACTGCGGCTCCAGACCGTCAGGACCTTGCACCTGCAAGCGGCACTTGTTGATCTGCGCAATCCAGTCGGCAGCAGGCAAACGCGCACTGGTGACCGTCTGTAGACCGTACAGCCACGTTCCTTGCTCGATAATGCCGCGAAGCAGGTTATAGACCTGAACCGCAAGCAAATCGTCGCCATCGCCGCCCCAGGTTGACGGAGTGCTCCAGCGCTGCGGGCCGCTGCCGCCTGCCGTGCTGTCTTTCGAGATATCGTAGAGCTTGCGGCCCTGTATCTCGAATTTGAACTGCGGGAACCCGGTAAACAGCTCTTCATCGATCTGGGCGGTAACGATGGCATAAGCCACGCCCTTCCCGACGCGCCTGTTGCTGTATGGGTATTTCGCATTCGAAACGGTGTTGACCAGGAATGGATCGGCTACAGTCTGGGTGCCGTCATACCACTTGATCCAGAGGTGATTATCGTCGCCATCGGTCTCGTATTCCTTAACCGGGAAGCCCCAATCCCCATAGGACGTATCGCTCGTATCAATGGTGACAGGCTCGCCATTGACCCACAGCCCGGTCAAGTCACGGATGGGATGGTCAGCAAGCGCAATCACCTGAGTGAAATAGGCATTCGGCGTCTTTCCGGCCTTGCCCCACGTGTTCGCATAGACCAAAGACCCAGCCGTACAGGTTCGCCCAAACACGACAGAGCGCGAAACGTCACCACCAGCTTGAAGCTTGCCCTTTACGCCGCCAGCTTCGGGTGTCTTTTCGCCTGACAGTGCACGGGCAGCCAAAGACAAGCCGACGCCCACCGCGATACGCAGCAGTGCGCCACCGAGAGCACCGGACAAAAAGGTAGACGACAGCAGACCGCCGGTAATGGCGGCCAAGCCGGAGAAAACAGCCATTGATGTCCTCGGAGAGCGGCTAGAGCCGTTTCAAAAAGTGTCGTTCTTGCGCTGTGTAACCGTGACGCTCGTAAAGTCGTGTCGTGACCGGATCGCCACCCAGACCGACCATGTTGGTCGCGTGGCAGCCCTTGGACCGCGCCCAAGCCTCGTATTCAGCGAGCATCTTCACAGCGCCACGGCCCCGATAGGCAGGGTCAACCCACCAGACGAGTTCTTGCGCGCAAAACTCCAGACTGAAAAAATGCGGCTGGATCGTCGCCGCAAAGATGCCTCGTAGGCAGCCATTCATTTCAAGGACGAGAGCGAGAGAATTGTCATCAGCCAGAACCCGGTCAATCGTCTGGCTGGCTAATGCCGCACTGAATGCAAGACCAGCCCCGCTTTCGGCATGAAACCGTTTGACCATCGATAGAATAGCCAACCGGTCCGCCGTCACAGCCCTCCGGATCATTGGTTGACAGCCCTCACACTCGTCCCGATACGATGAATTGCTGCTGTGGTTAACTTGCCGGTCTTCTGGCCCCAGAAGTGTTCACGTTCACCTATGGTCGATGCATCCACGAAGAAATCGTCATTCGGATCGCGTCGTTTTTGATCCTCATGCGACCGCGTACCGGGGTTGTATCGAGTGAACTCCTGAGAATGGCTGACGCATGTCATCTTGACCGCGCCTTCCTCGCCTTCTTTGGGAGTGTTGATCTCGATCTGATCGACATAGCCGATGAACCGGTTTACCGCTGGGGCAACCAACTGCCGTGAGACAGGCGAGAACAGCCCGCGATAAACCTCGACCTGTCCCTGTTTGAGATCGTAACCGCGAATGATGTTGTTCACAGCCTCATCTATCTGGTTCATCGTGACATCGATTGTCTGAACCGTCAGGTTAGCGACAAGCGGTATGTCACTGATCTGAATGAGTGTTCCCGATCCTTCGAAGTTTCGCGGTTCGGCAAGTCCGGTATTCGGATTGAGGATCATTGCTTGAACGTCGCCCACGTCTGACCAGAAGCCGTAGGAGAAGTTTGACCCGGTCGAGCGATCACGCGCTACCAGCCATAGGAAGTCCCGCGCCACCAGTTGGCGAGCTTGGAGAGCCGCGTAGTTTTCAGCAGATAGATATCTCATCGGCTTTCAAACCCTTGGAACGTGATAACTCCCCGTCCTGTCGAAAGATCAGCCGTGGTGTTGATCGACCCCGGCACAATCGTCATCAGGCAGGACGGCTTAACGAGCGTCACAGCGTCACCAACTGCGGAGACCGGCCAGAGGTGCGGCCTGACCTCGACCGAAGTTCCAGAAACGCTGACGATCTGGTGAAGGTTGTTCCCGCCGATCTGGATGTAATCACCCACGCTGGCGACGTACCCAGCCGGAAGACCAGACAAGCCAACCGTCTTTCGATCAGTTGCGATAGACCCGACCGTGACCGCCGAGACGCTGCCCATGCCCGCGCCCTTCGGATAGGCAATGGGATAGCACCTACTCGTTGGCCCGCCCCGGAACTGCTTCAACCCTCCTTCGAGCGCCTTCAGCCGCGCCCGCCAAGCGTCCAATTCATTCGGGCGCATTGACCGAGATTGGTATGAAGCTGTCCAGAGTGGCGAACCGAAGTCCTTGACGAAGGTCTGACCGATTGCTGTCCGGCTGATTTCCTGCCGGTAAGCCAGATCAAAATCAGTAGACCAGCCCGGAAAATCGGCAAGGATGTCGTAGGGATACGTGATCGCCACTTAGCCTCTCCAGTTCCGGGTTGATTTGGCCTGTCTCATGGTCTGAACAACACGCCCGCTAAACTCGGCCTGTTGTTTGGCCACTACTTGCTCAAGGCGAGCCACAGCGGCCACATCTGCTCCGCGAGCGTCGATGACGGGTGCGAAGGTGAAGGAACCGCCACCGGTGCTCGATGATGCACCGCGAAGGTTAGGCATAGTGGGTGCGGTCAATTTGTGGTTAGGGATGACTTGTTCGCCCCCTCGAAACCTGACCAATTCCGGGCCATTCTCGCCCACAACCGCCAAGCCACGCGGAGCCGAGTTTGTCCCTTTTGCAAATCCTGGGATTAGGCCACTAAGAAAGCCGCCACCGCCACCCGATCCCTTAAAAAGGCCCGTGAACAAGTCGTCAAAGGCCATATCCAGGAGCTTGTTGGCAATCTTCTGGAGTGCGCCAGCAAAGGCTTCTGCCGCTGACTTCCCTTGAATGAGATCGTCAACGATACCGCGAAGGGCATCCTTCTGCGCATCCTGCCATTCTTCCGACCGCTGCCTGATCTTGTCCTGCGCTTCAGCAAGCTTATTCGCCTCGGCTGTAGCATATGCCCATTGATCTGCTGTCTGTTTGATCTGTGCTTTCAACTCAGGCGTGATCGCCACACCGGCTTTTTGTGCCGCGTTAAGCAATTCCTGTTCGGTGCGGGCTTTTTCGGCGGCGTATCCGTAGTCATTGATAAGCGGATTTAGTTGCCGCATCGCTTCGGTTTCAGCCACAAGCGCCGACGTTCGGTCAGAAACGCGCTGCAAGCTGTCGTCAAGTCGCTCAGCGGGCGTCTTTTTCGTGCGGCCTTTCTTCTGATCTTCTGGCGTATAGCCAGTCCCATTCCCGAAGCCGGTAGGCGTGGAAGAAAGGATTTTTTCGGCGCGATCTTTCTGTGCCTGTAGCTTATCCACGGCAATTGTTAGATTGCTGGCCTGTATGTCCGCCTGATTTGTGGCGTATTCCAAAGGCGCGAACTCAAGGCCAGTCATTGCTTTAAAGCCGTTTGAACGGGCAACGGCAGTTTCATAATCTGCTTTTGCTTGAGCTTCGGCAGCCTTGGCGGCTTCGAGTTGAAGGCTGATCTGCTTGACAAGTTCAGTCTGATATTGACGAGAAGCCGAAGCAGCGGCTTGCAGCGCGTCCTCATTGCCCTTCACTGCTGTAGAAAACGACTTCGCCGCTGTGTCACCAGACGACATGTTGTTGTAGAGCAGGTAAACCGCCCCAGCAGCTGCACCTGCAAGAAGGCCAATCGGACCTAGAGAAGCGCTGAATGCAGCAACAACACTGGTTCCAGTGCGGAGCGCGGTCAGGAACGAGCCCAACGCAACAACGGCCTGACCAAGTCCGACGACGACGCCAGCGATCGCCCGTCCAGTGAAGGCGGTAATCAGCACGGTGGCAAAGGCTGCGACGACGTCGGCTATTTCCTTGAAATTGTCGGCCACGTACTGCAGCGCCTGAACCAACTGCGCGCTTGCGCCTGCCGACTTATCCGCGTTACCGATATATGCCGTGAATTCATTGTTTAGCTGTGTGAATGCGTCAGCAATCGTTGCGTTCGTCGCTTTGAACTGCGCTTCAATGGGCTTCTGAGCATTCAGGATAGCCTTGAACACGCGATCGGACGTAAGTTTCCCATCAGCGCCAAGCTGCTTTAAGCCAGCGATAGAAACCTTGAACTCATCAGCAATTGCCTTTGCTATGACCGGCGCATTTTCGCGCAAGGATCGGAGTTCGTCGCCCTGCAAAACGCCGGAACCCAGCGCTTGACCAAGCTGGAGGATGCCAGCAGCTTGTTCCTGTGCCGATGCCCCGCCTGCTTTAAAAGCTTTCGAGACAAGCGATGTCGCCAAAGCAATCTCGTCTTCCGACTTGGCTACAGCGGAAGCCGATCTGATCAGCCGAGCATACAGGTCAGTATAGGCTTCAAGACTTGTTCGAGCTTCGTTAGCCCCGTCCTTCAATTCATTCAACGAGCGAGCGCCGACGCCAGCCGCGGTCGCGGATGATCGAATGAGATTACCGGCCTGCGTCCAAGCATCCGCATACTGCATCAGCTCGCGCGTACCCAACGCGGCCGTAATGCCTGTCAATGGCGCCGCGAGGTCTCGCATCGTGCCTTTGCCAATGTTTCCAAGTGCCGCGTTGATACGCTGTACGCTGACATCTGCGGACTTCTCCATCTGGCGCATCTGACGCGTAAACTGCCCGCGCTGCCGATTGATGGCATTTTCCAATCGCTTGAAATCGGCTGAAAATTGAACGACAAGAGATTCAAGGTTGGTGGCCATGGCAGGGAGGCTCCATGAGAGTATGTTTTTTGGTGATTGCTGCCGCAGTCGTGGCAATGCCAGTGCTGGCTAATGAGCAGGACGCCGCCTTCGCACAGGCTGCGTTGGAGTGCTGGAGCCCGCCTGCTTCAATGAAATTGGCAAGCAAGATCGTTCTCTCTGTCGAACTGGATAAAGAAGGAGATTTGGCGGATGTCACGGCCAAAGAGTTTCCCAAAGACGGGGGTGGGAAGGCTGGCGTGGAATCGCTCAACCGGGCCTTACAACGATGTGCGTCTTACAAGTTGCCGGGCGGCACATATACTTTGACCATCGATCCGAGGGCCAAAGGCGCAAAGTCGCTGAATCCGTTTAAGTAGATTTGCGGCGTCACTTTACCAACCATGCCGACACGAGCCATACTCCGTTGCGAGGAGGAAGGTCTATGAAAGCGATAACCACAGTTTGCGTTGCAATGTTGGCTATGTCCGGTTGCGCCAGCAATCAGGCATCGGACCCGGCGAACAAAGAACTAAGATGCCAACAACTGCTTAGCCGGGCCAACTACGCTGGAATACTGGAAGCTGAACGCGCTCAGGCGCAGGCTGAAGCAACACAGTTGGGTTGCAACTAGCTGAACAGCCCTACCCCTCGCTCACCCACTCCCAAAGCTCGTCTTTTTCCCTCTGGCTCAAACCGCCATCGTCGGTCGAGTTAGCTTTGACGTAACCGTCAATGGCAGCCATGAACTGCCACATGGACATTCGTCTTACTTCTTGCGGCGTGAAGCCGAGCGCCGCACCGTTGCCGTAGACCGCGGCAAACCTGACTTTTCCGTTGGGGAGACTGTCAAGTTGCTCTCCGTCTGATTTGCCGCCGCTGGCTCCCCCACCGGCTCTTCCGGTACACCTTGAATGCCAGCCTGCAGGATGATGGTGGCGAAAACGATATTCTCGGCAGGCGGGCGCTTTTCGATATAGGTGCGCACGAGCTTCGTGGCTGCGGTAGGCTCCAAGCCTCCGCCAATCAATCCCTGCCGGATCACATGGGCAATATCGCCGACGCGGCATTGTTTAGTGAAAAGCCGCTCCAGAATGACCCAAGGGCCAGCGTCGCAGGCTTCCTGCAACGCTTCCAGTTCCCCCCAACCGAGGCGGAAGGTATAAGTACCATCCGCCCAGTCGAGTTCAACTTTAGCGTCTCTGCTCATTATGGAGCCGTCGGAGCCGATGTGCGGACCATCTCGCCGTCGGACTGTAGGGAAACGTTGTTTGTGGCGCGCTCGCCGTTATTGCCACCAATATCGAGGTTCTCGACATGCATATTGCCGGTATATGTGTAGGTCGTTGCGGGAAACACCAATTCAACCTGAACTGGAACGGAATCGATGCTTTCCCAAGCGTCGAGCCATGCTTCAATCGACTCAGAAGCGAGCACGCCCTCGCCGCTAATGCTCATCGAAAGCGAAGCGGCGTCTCGGCCGATCCAGTCCACTTTGTCAGGATCTTCACAGTCGGGAATCGAAACCTCATTGAGGTTTTTTGAGAGCGTGATTGACTTCTGTGTGAAGCCACAAGGCGCGGTATAAGCAATCGGCGTTGCGTCGTTGCCGAGCTTCACGCGGACCTTGCCGCCTTTAATCGTAGTAGCTTGGGCCAATGCGGCCTCCATACGAAAAAGGCCACCCAAAGGGCGGCCTATAAACAGATTTTCGGGGTGATCGGCGCGGAGGCCTTATGGCTGCTCGATGATCGCCGTGTAACGGATCGACGCATGATTGATCGCGCCATCCTGGATGTAGTCAGTTCGCCAGTAGTCGAACGTCACGAGAGCGTTGGCCGTTAAAACGGGTTCCCAACCTCGTAGTGCAAGGCGCACGGCATTCGCGACGTCTCGCATCTGCTTTTTGGCGGGTTCGATCGACCAGACATCCAACTGGAAAGTGATATCGTCAGCGAAAATGCAGTCGGCGTTTGCCTGTTGAGCGCTCGACGCGCCAATGCTGACATATGGGAAGATCGAGGGCGAAACCTGCCCTTGGTCGTTCGTTGGCGGGTTATCGTAGCTGCGCTGACCAATCAGGGAGACGAGCGCAGGAAAGCTGCGTAGGCGCTGAATGATTGCGCCCTGAAGCTCTAGAACCGGGTCCATTAGCGATCCGCCGCTATCTGTTTGGCTGCCTTGGTAATCGCACGCGACACTCGGGCCCGTGCGCTGCGCCGCTTCGCCCGCCAGGAGACGTAGAAAAACGGCTGTGCCTTTGCGCCTGGGTTGAATGTCCCGGGGAACATCCCGCCATTTACGTGTGGCGCGCTGCCGAATTCGACCAGATGCGCGTACCGGACCTTTGAATTGCCGGCGTAAATCGTGATTGTCAGTTTGCCGTCATTCGACTTAACGCTGCCAATGCGCTGGCTGTATTTGGGCGCTTGGCCCCACGTCCAGCCGATGCTTTCCATCAGTTCGCCATCATCGATGGGAACCAGGTTTTGCATCATGTTGACGATTTCCTGCGCGCCTTGCTCCATAGCGGCTCTGACAAGCTTTTCAGCGACTTCCGGGAATTTCTTGAGCTTTATCTGCAGGCGGTCAATACCTTTGATCTTTACCGCCATCAGGTTTCCTCACCTTCAACAACGAGCATTTCCAAATAGGCATTGCGCTCATCTGGATTGACGACGGTCTTGATCCCGAAAACCCGGTTCGGCTGGTCCCCAGTCTTCCCCGCCCGAGCATCGTATGCCCGCCACGATGCGGTTATCTGCCTTGCTGCGGCGCTGCTGCGAATGGTCAGATTGTACGGCTGCATGGACTGCATTCGCGCAGCCATGAGGCTCTCGGCATTGCTGCCGTATCGCGGTTCCAGCCTTCCCGGCACGGTGAACTGGTCTACCCACTCACCGCGCGTGCCGCCAAAGCCATCATCCACGTCCTGCCTGACCTGAAACGTCAAACGGCAATTTAGGCTGCCGGCACCTGCGCGCTTCGCCATGCTTCAGCCTCGTCTTTTGTGGGGGTGGGAAGTCGATAGGCTTTGCCAGCAGCGATGGCGCGGTTAGCGCAAGGTGTGGTCACTAAGCCGACGTAGCCTGCCGGATAGCGGATCGTCACTGCAGGCTTAGGGATGAAGTCGTAGGTGGCGGTAAATCGGAGCCAGGGCATGAGTTCCTTTGCTCGACATGGTTGCGAGACTCAGTTTTTATAGCCGTATATCGAAATCAGGAGGTTTCATGGCCCATATTGTTGTTGACTGCCCTCATTGTGGCGCTCAATCTCTTGGTATGAATGTGTTCGGATTTCGAATTCCAACAGAAACGGTTGTTGAGCAGTTTAAGTCTGGTTATTTCATTCTGGTTGCTGCGGATTGCGGGAAATGCTCCAATCCAATAACGGCACGAATAATACCGGGTGGGGAGAAATTTCATTCTTGGGGCGGATTTAAATCCCGAGCGGAAGAACTCCTACGAGACCCCCTTGCCGCCCCAGAGCGCTTTGGGATGAAAGCGCGTATAGTATACACGCCACCAACTCAAATTAATATTCCCGCTCATCTTCCGCCAAGTGTCGAAAAATCACTGAAGATGGCGGAAACGAACTTCCGGTTAGCTGATATGGAAGAAGCTTCTGCCGCTATGTATCGGAGAGCAATTGACTTGGCTGTAAAGGCTATTGACCCAACAGGAAAAGGGGACCTTATTAACCGCATCAACGCGCTATCTGATAAAGGTATTTTACCGGGGACCATGAAAGACTGGGCACATCAAGTTCGAGTAATCGGCAACGATGGCGCTCATGATATAGACGGCGTTACCAGGAATGATTTACAGGCGGCGCAGGGATTTACAGATGCATTATTGCGGTATCTGTTTACTCTCCCCAGAGAGGTAGAGATCCGTCGGGCATCAACCGAACCTGGGATCACATCCGCCTGAATCAGTGATGTGGTCGGTGGAAATCGCGACTGCTCAAACCCTCAACAACCTATACGGATTAAGCAGCCAGCGTGCCGAACGGTTTTCGAACAGTTCAGCGGTCGACTGACGCTCCCGGTTCTCATACAGGTCGCCTGCGATAAGCAACACAGCGGCGTCCACTTCGGCTTCTGCACCGACCGGGACGGAATCCCGGTTCATATAGCGCAGTGCGGCCCCCTGTGCGGCCGCCAGATAGCCCTCAAGCTCTACATCTTCATCATCAAACTCGATCCGAAGATGCCGCCTCAGGCGGTCAAGATCCACCGCCACGGTCAAGGCCCTTCTTCTTGGCGGGGTCGTCTGCGACGCATCCCAGCGTCCGCGCTACCTCAGCCATACGGCCGGTAACGGTATCGCCGACCTCGAACTGGCGTGGATACACCTCGCCTTCCGGTACGGCCTTGAATGCTTTTGCAACACGCACTTCCATCAGCACCTCCTGTTGAGGGGGCGCCCGAAGGCGCCCCATGGTCATTAAGCCGCGATCTTGTGGTATCGCAGTGCCGTCGGATCGGTCACGCCGCCGCCAACGCGCTTCGTGGTATAGAACTGCACGAACGGCTTGTTGGTGTACGGATCGCGAAGGATGCGAATACCCATGCGGTCAACCACGAGGTAGCCGCGCTGGAAGTCACCGAAGACAAGCGGGATCGCATCGGCGGCGATGTCCGGCATTGCAGCAAGTTCCGTGACCGGGAAGCCAAGGATCGTTGCAGGCTGGCCTAGCACCAGGCCCGGCTGCCAGATGTAATTGCCCTGACCGTCCTTCAGTTTACGGATGGCGCCCTGCGTCTTGCGGTTCATAGTAAACCGCGCATTCGGAGTGCGCTCACTTGGCAGGTCGTAAACCAGATCAATGAGGCCGTCGGTCGTAAGACCAGCTGCGTCACCGCTATTCACGGTCGGAATTGCGCCCCACGGGTGCGAGGCCGCAGTCGTGTAGGTCAGCAAGCCCTTGGGCTTGTCGGTGCCGTTGCCGGAAACGAACGCAATGCCTTCCTGATACGCGAACTCAGTCTCGACTTCACCGGCAAGCCAGTTTTCGAGGTTGATTTCGGAATCATCCAGCAAGCGCTGCGTTGCCGCAGGATTCGCGTAGATTTCGCCGGTATTGAACTTCACCTCGGCGAACTTTGCAGCCGGGGTTTCAGGACGTTCAGCGGATTCGCCTACCCAGCCCGACGCGGTTGCGCGGTCGTTGTAGAGCTTGGAGAAGCCGTTACCGGAAATCTGAATGACCGACGCGATGCCACGCATCGGAGAAACGATCTTCAGCTTGTCGGTAATGGTGCGGTCCCATTCGGTCGGAGCCGTATAGCCGCCATCTTCTGGAACGGCGACGCTCATCGCGGCCTGTGGGTTGGCCTGGATGAAGGCGTCAATGCTTGCCTCATCCCCCCTGCGGAAGAAGCGGTCGAACGCCTTGGTATATTCGGCATTCTTGATATCCCGTGCCGGATGTGAAGCACCGGCGGTCTGGAGCGCGGCCAGCTTCTGGGCCTGCTCATCGAGGGCAGCCTGAAGGTCACTTACAGTGGCGTTGATGCGCTCTACCTTTTCGGTGCGAACCACATCTTCCGTTCCCTTCTTTACGTCATTGAGCGCTGCACTGTGTTCTGCCTTGAACGTTTCAAATGCGCGGCCCTGCTCTTCGATAAGAGCTTTAATTTCGGTAGCGTCCATTCGGACTACCTCCTAAGAATTGATAGATTGCTGGAAAGAGCCGCACGAATGGCGGCTTCGTTTGTCTTGTCCTCGCCAGCTTCGCGCGTGGCGTTCTCGACGGCATCGCGCTCGCCTCGAATTTCATGGAGAAGTTGAGTACGCGAACGGCGCGTCTCACCCGCGGCAGCCAATGCCCGGTCAATCCGGCGCATTGCTGCGATATGTGCTGGAAGTTCAGCCTTTGCGTCGGGCTTGCCAGTTCCGGTGCCCTTCTCGTCCGCAAAGCCCTTTTCGATGGCCTCATCAGCCGACAGCCAAGTGCCGTCCGACGCCTTTGACGGGCCATCCAACAGAGAAAGTACGACGTCCTGCGCCAGTCCGGTTCGGGCAGCGTAAATATCCGCCATAGAGCTATCGAAGGACTGAAACAGCGTCGCGGCATCGGTGAAATCGTGCGTATTGCCGACGGTTAGCCCCCACGCTCGATGGATCATCATCATTGAGCCGGTCGACATGATCACCCTGTCGCCAGCCATCGCGATGATTGATGCCGCAGACGCCGCATAACCCATCACGTTGACAGTGACTTCGCCGGGATGGCTTGCGAGGAGATTGTATATCGCCAGCCCTTCGAACATGTCGCCGCCTGGCGAATTCACGTTCACGGTAACCGGGTTTTTCCCGATAGAACGAAGTGCTGCGGCGGCTCGCTTGGCCGTGAACCCGCCTCCGCTCCAATAATCCTCTCCGATCACGTCAAAGATTGAAATTGTGTTCGGGTTGTCTGCTTCTGCCGCTTGTGGCGCGCTCTCCCACCGCTCCAAGGCGGAGAGAGGCACATCCCACTGATACGACTTCGGTCGCGCAACGGCAGCAACCGGCGTTCTGTTAAGGCTCATTGCGTGTTCCTGAAGGAGAGCGGCCAGTTTCTGGCTGCGTCATTGGATTTTTGAGGCTGTCCGCGTCCGGATCGTCGCTCTGGCTCAACCCCACATAATCGCGGGCTTCATTTTGGGACATCCACGGTCTGGAGCCGCCCGAACCCAAGGCTTTAGCGAGGAATTCGGCTTGATCTTTAATCGAACCGCGCAGCAATTCGCGTTCGTCGAAGTCAGCCTGATACGATCGACGCTCTTCGCGCGTCAGCAGGCACCGAGAAACCGCCTGCTCCCAAGCGATGAACCACGGCGCCAAGCCATAACGAACGAAAAACTGGCCAAGGGTTTCAATACCGCTGCCCCAAGACGTGTCATCCATCATCAATAGAGGCCTGGGCACACCAAAAGCGCGCGCGACTTCCTCGATCTGATGATTTCTTGTCTCGATCTGCTGGCTGTCTCTAGCCGTCTGCGAGAACGGCTCGGCCTTCATGCCTTCTTCAAGGATCAGCCACTTGTGCGCGTTTTCCGCACCGGAGAACTTTTCCTTGAGGCTGGTGTCGAGGTTTTCAAACTCGTCATCACCGAGTTTGCCCGGGTGCGTGAGCGCGCCGCCGACCATCGTTCCGTTCTTAAACAGGCGAGCCGCAGCTTTTTCAGTCTGCATGGCGAGGCCGATAGCCTCTTTTGCCTGCTGGACGCGGGAAAGGCCGATAACACCGTCATCTGTCATGTCGCGGAGATGAAAGACCTCCGACTGGGGTAGCTCGACATATCGACCGCCCTTCAAGACGACCTTGTAGATGACAGTCAGGTCGTCCTTCTGCTCCACCGTGACATTGGTCGGATGCAGCGGTTGCAATGCCACCACGCGCTTGCCGCTTCGAACAATACGAGCGAAAGCATTGCCGTAAGTCAGCGCATGCGACTGCAACTGTCGGCGGAATTCATATGCCGTTTGCCAGTTATTCGGCTGCGTAAGAAGAACATCAAACAGAGAATGATCATCAGCTGGGTGAAGTCTCCCCTGCCCATCCTTTCGCATCAGGTAGAAGGGCAGCATTCCGATGCTGCCGGAGATCAGATCGACACATCGAAATACCGTGGTGTTGAACAGCGCCGCCTTTGGAGTGACAGCCATACCGCTCGCGGTTTCGGCCCCGCCGCCCAAGAAGGCAGCGAGCCTTGGATCATCCAGGCCATCGAAATACTGCCAGTCAGCACGCGGCGCTCGTTTCGGCGCGACCGAAGGCGCTGCCTCCGGTTTGGACCGGAACAGGTCTAAAATACCCATATCTTTCCTTGTTCCGATTAACCGGCCATTCGGATGCCGCGTTTCTTGTAGACGGACTCTTTCGGCATAACCGTTCCGTCCATCGCCACACCAACCGCCATTGCCAGAGCGACAGCAGCGTCGATACGCACCGATGCCTTCGTCTTTACGAACCACCGATTGTCTTGCGGGTCATGATCGAAGGTGGCGCCCATCAGGGCGGTCATGAGCACCGGATTGCGCCGCAAGCGGATGCGACCATCGATAATCATGTCCTCAAGAGCCAGAACCGAGCCCGGCATCCACAAGCCTTGCGGCGGCGGTAAGCCAGCGGCTTTCGCTGCTTCTACCTTTGCAGGCTCGGGGCGTGCCCGAACCTTGCCGCCCTGCGGGTGTGCGACATGTTCAATGTCCAACCCGAGCGCTTCGACTTCCTCGCGGAACTTGTCGTAGGCATATCGGTCGTAAGCGATGGCCTTGATATCGAAGGCCTGATCGAGTTGCTGTACCCGCGAGGCTACGAAGTCATATCGAATTCGCTTGCCCGGCGGGGCATTCAACCAGCCCTGCTTTACCCAAAGCGCATACGGCGCCTTGTCGGCTTGTTCCCGCGCTTCCAGCGTATCGGCTGGCGTCCAAGCCTCCACCCACGCATCAAACGTCGGCAGGTTGACAGTAGATCCGTCCTCGCGGTCCATTTCCTTGAAGCCAGTGGGCACAACGCATGCAAGAACAGTCATGTCCTTGCTGCCGGATAGGTCGACGCCCATGAAAACCCGCCTGTCTGCGTGTTCGACCTCAGGATCGAAGTCATCCATTACGCTTTCAACGGTTTCGCGTGGCATCCATGCCTTGTCGGCGTCAGTCCAGCAGCAGAAATGCAGCCGGAGAATGCCATTCAGCTTGCCCGGCATTTGCTTGGCTTGAGCTACAACACCGGCCAGATATTCCTGCGTCAGGATAACGCCGAGAAGCGGGTTAGCCTTCTTCCAGCAGGTTTCGTCCTTGAGCGGATCGTCGCCCTTGTCCAGCGCGCAGACATAGGAAAACGTCGTGTCGTCGATCACCTCGCCGACATAGGTAAAATCCTCGTCAGGCGTTTGCGTGCCAGCGGCTACCTTGATGGCGTGCTCGTGCTCTTCCCAGCAAATACTGTTTCGGTCACTGCCTGAGTTCGTAATCATCAGCAGCAGAGGCTGGCGACGAAACTTGAAGCCGCGCTCCAGCATTTCCATCGTCGAGCGGTCAGGATGTTCGTGCACCTCGTCACAAAGCGCGAAATGCGGACGCGGACCAGAGCCAGACTTGCCGGAATCCTTCGAGATCGGGCGAAAGAACGATTGCGATTTGTGATGGGCAATGTTGAACTCGCGCCCGATGCCGCCGCTGAACTTCAACCGTTCGACCAACGCAGGAGCGGCGCGAACCATTTTAACGGCATCCTGGAAGAGAATTCCCGCCTGCTCCTTCTTGGCAGCCGCAGCATAAATCTGCGCGCCAGCCTCCTTGTCCGCGATCAGACCGTATAGACCGACACCGCCAGCAAACGGTGACTTACCGTTGCCCTTACCTTCCTCGATGTAAGCGCGCCGAAAGCGGCGCGAACCGTCGGCACGTTTCCACCCGAACAGCGACCCAAGCTTGAAAGCCTGTGAGGCATGCAGCTTGAAAGGCTTGCCTTCGAACTGGCCTTCAGAAAGCTTGAGCCGCCCCTCAAAGAACCGAAACACGCGGTCAGCAGCATCGTCGTCCCAGTACAGCCCGCGCTCGTGCCCGTGTTCGATATCGTCGAAGTGGCGGCGGCAGGCATTGCGAACGTGAGGGCCGGCGACTTCTCTGCCATCAATGACGGCTTGCGCATAAGCGCTCACACGCTCCAGCGCAGGCATATCAGTCAAGCAGATCATCCTTTTCTTCGCCCTCGTCAGGTGTCGCCACCTTGGAGGCATCAGCCGGCGTCGCGCCCATCTGGCCAAGCATCTGACGAAGCAGGTTCATTGCCTGCACACCAACTTCCTGCCCGGCCATGATGCGGCCCTGAATAGTCGAGGCCATACCGACCAGTGTTCGATGCGATTCATTCAGCCACGGCAGCTCTTTGGCGAAAATCTTCCAGGCCGACTTCGCCTTGATATCGACGCTATCCTTCAACCAAACGGGAGGAGCCCCAAGAGGGCCATTTGCGGCCGGTTCCGCACGGTTTTTGTACCGCCCGGCATTGACTTTGTCGCGACCCTCGACCTTCGCTTTGCCGAGGGGATTTCTCGGCTTTGCCATGGAATGAAATCCTTATGGGGTCATGTTTTGAATTGCAGATGCGTGCGCTGTCGGACCCCGCCGGTCCGGGATTCGTTGGCTTTCGGACTTTTCGATGCCCCCAGGGTGGTCAACCGACCGACCAATCTGGCCTATGACGGGGTGCCCCATAGCTTTCCTGAAACTATTGCAGAAACTGTCCCCGGAGATAGCTTGTACATCTCGCATTGAGACTTCTGCGAGCTTCCGTTAGAAACCGCCAAGCGAATGGTCTCTGCATCCGAATAAGTTATTTTGTTAGTTCTTGTGTTCCTCGACTGCACTGATGCAGATGCCCATCTGCAATTGTCGGGCACATAATTTCCGTTAGGATCTATGCGATCCAATGATGTGCCAACTGGACGCTCGCCCATGTCTTCGAGGAAGTTATCGAACTGTCTCCACCGGTCACATACCGTAATGCCTCGACCTCCGTATTCTGCCCAGTTGGCAACTTGCGGATTTGATACTCGTCGCACCATGGCCTCCCAACTTCTGTAGGTCGGGGTTCGTGTGTATGGCGAGGCATGTCCATGTTTTATACTTCTCTTTGACGTCACTTCACGAGATAAGCACCCACAGCTTTGCGTCCCACCATGCATCATGGATGCGCCATCTATTTCCTTTGTCGTACCGCAAGAACATAGACATAAGTATCTACGCCCAGAATTCTTTTTCGGAACCTCATTCAATACAGTGAGCCGACCGAACGTCATGCCGATTATGTCTGTTTTTCTTCCCATGGCTTGACTCCATTGTTGGGGATTGACCTCAAGCGCAAACAGCGGGGAGCCGTCGCTCACCCGCTGCCAAACATCTGCAAGAGGTCAAGAATTGCAGATGCCGTTCTGTTTTATTGGCTTACTGGCCAGCCTGACGCATCGAACCGAACAACTTCCTGCCCGAGCTCTTCACGTTGTTTGATGCGGTCATGGCAGGGTGCGCACAGGCTTTGGAGGTTGTCGGGGTCGAAGAATAACGCCTCGTCGCCCTTATGTGGCCGCAGATGGTCACACACCGTTGCTGGCGTGACGTCCTCTTGCTGCAAGCAGTAGGCGCAGAGCGGATGTGCAGTCAGTTGCCGCTCACGTAAGCGTTGCCATCGTGCGGTCTTGTAAAGCTTGCGGTAGGCAGCAGCTTCCGTGCTGCGACGGTCAGGACGCGAGCGTGTCAACGACTTTGGCGGCATTGCTTCCAATGCGCCGAGCCTTGGTCAGGGTGTATGGTTCATCGCGGTCATTGACCAGCCCGCCAAGGGTGGCGACATCTGCCGCGACAGCTATCGGCGCAGTCACAACATCGGTAGCGATCCGAAAGAGACGATCAAACATGGTTTTTTACCTCGCTTAGGCAACTTTTCTGCTGCCGCGCTGTTCGTTCCCGAAAGGAGCTAGTCATGCACGCTCAAGCAATTTGGGATTTGGAAAGAGGATTTTGGCTGGAAGGCGTGTCTTTTTATGTGCAGCACTTACACCAGCAAGCATTGATGGTCCTGCCATCCGTAGGCACTCTCGGTCACAAATCCATTCTGGAGAGTTTGAAAGACGTACCGAGGTGGGAAAATGTTCTGATGCACGACATGACGCTGGCCGAAGATAGCCATTGCATTGCGATTACATACGTAGTTGAGGCGCGGCGCGCAGGTGAACCTTTATATCACGCGAATTGTAGCTCTGCGTATGTTGGTTCATCGGACGTTTGGCAATTAATACTGCATCATCAAACACAGAGCCTTTAGCGAGCACACCAGCGCTCTCGCCCGCTGAAATACAATGGAACAATTGATTGCACATTCCCGTTCTCTCCTCGTAATCGAAAAGGAGAATGAAATGGCACAGACCACCGAAGGCATGCTTTCCGAACAAATCGACGCACTGCGCAAGGAAATCAGCAGCCTATCGTCCCGATTGTCAGATCATCTCGGAAATCTATCCGGCGCAACCGACGACGCCCTCGCGTCCACGAAGGACGCGGTGAATGTGCTCGCCGAAGGGGCACGTGAACATGGCCAGCGTGCTGTGCAATACGCACGAGAAAATCCCGGAACCGCATCGGCGTGGGCATCCGTCGGACTGGTGGCCTTGGTTGCATGCATACTCATGAAGGGTCGCGGCAGTCGGTCCCGGTAGATTCCGCTGAGGCAGCCAGTTGAAACAGACTATCGCGGACCTGGCCGCCAGTCGGTATCAATCCTTCCTTCCTCAGCTTTATGAAAATACTGGGAGCAGACCAACCAACCTTTAATTGGTCTCAACAACAGAACACATGCAATCACGATTATCGGCAGGGTCGTGATTGCATGGACCCAGATTGGTGGATCAAAAACTGATTGCAACCATATACCGAATAGCAGAGCGGGCACCGCGGCGATCGACATCGAAAAGAATGCGGGGCCGTCAGCGGGATCGGCGAACGAATAGTCCAGACCGCAAACCTCACACTGCTTGGCTAGTGTTAGATAGCCCTTGAACAGGTGTCCTTGTTGGCACCTCGGGCATAGTCCTCGGACACCGGTACGAAACGGACTGTTCGTTGCGGAATATGTCATGTCTGGCTCCTCCAACTATCAATTAGGAGGACCCAACAATCAATCAAGCCAATCGTGCCGGCGGGGAGCAGCACCTGAAACGCCGGCTACTCAACCCGCCGAACCAGCAGCCGGAGGAGAAACGGCGCTGGATGAAAATGGCAAGGAACGGCCACGAACGAACCGCAACCTTCTCAGCTTTACTGCCTTGCCGATAGTTACGCCCGGTTCAGCGGTTGCACCCAACTGCAACATGACCGAGCGTCCGTCGCCTCGCGCACGGAACAGTGCGGGGCAACCGCATAGCGGTTGAACCCCTTCACTATACTCCGCACGAGATTGCAAAAAGCGGCAGTTAGGCCGCAGATTTTTTCAATGCGGCCACAAGATTATCATTTGCCGCTATCAGCCGCCTTTTGCCTTGCCGCTCTTTTGTGCGCTGATGGCCACTCACTCCGATATCTGCCAGACTGCCCGCATCCATCGCAGCATCCAGAACGTCGCGATCCCTATCCTTTAATTCTTGAAGTGCTTCGAACCAGAGATCGCGATCGATCATTGCAGACAGCGTATCTTCCCATGATTCATCTCCTCCTCCCGCGCATGTGGTCTTGCGCATACCGAGGAAACTATCGGCCACCTTCGGCGAGCCACACGGCAGTCCTTTTGGGTATCGCGTGAAAGTAACCTTTTCCATATCGGTATTTGCATAGGCCTCCGCGAGAATGCGGGCGGATTCTTCAGCGCTGTAATCCTGCCCATTCCGACGCTTGCCTGATGGGATATATCGATGCGGCAGAGTTCCAAGCATATCCTCAAAATAGTGATTACTGGCCCTGGTATCCTTCGGGTCTGCTCCGCCACCAGACGCGCGGTCGGGCTTATCTTTCATGCCGAGCATTGCGCCCGCTGGCATACGTATGTCTGCCTGAATAACTTCGCCGTCAATGCCAAGTACGTACCCGACTTCAGTCTGGTTACCATCGCTAAACCGCAGCTTGCCTATACGGACGATCTGTCCATTCTCATTCTTCTCGACATCGCCAGTAGCTACATTCTGCATGATGGCCTGCACTGACGGTGTTTGTCGCCAGTCGCGCTCATAGCGCATTTCCGCAACCTCCTCCGGGTCATTGTCATTCGCACCAGGCGCGACGGACCAATTCGTCTTTAATGGTTCTGGTTGGCCTTCCGGTCGGTTGCGATACGCCATAAGCGATTTCAACTGTTCTGCGAGCGATCCATGTCTTGAATTCTTCATGCTGCTTTCCCCTTCTCTTGTGCAAGCCACCCCAGAACCGCCGTAACGGCCTTCTCAGCAGCTTCGGTCGTTGTGGTAGCCCGAATGACCAGAACCGTGTAGCCAAGCCGCTGTAGGGCAGCGTGGCGGTCTTTCTGGGCCGGCGACAGTCTTCCCTGCCCGACCTTGTTCTCGATCATCAGCAGACGCCCGTATTCGCCATAGATGCGTAGGTCTGGCTCGCCGCTAGTCATTCCCGTCGCAATTGCTTGGGCCTGTGCCGTTAGGCCTCGCTTGCTGGCGTTCATGTCACCTGCCAGCAAGAACTCGCGTTGGTACTGTGGCAATCGGCGAAGTGCGGAAACCTGTGCGGCCTGTAATTCCCATTCGAGCGGAAAGGCTGGCTTGGTCGTCACCTTCCCGGCCTTGGTGGTGATCTTGACGCGGGCGCCGTTGATGCGTGTGATCTGTGTCGTGGTGGCGGTCGTAGATGAAGGCGCGCGCGTGCGGTTGCGTGCCATGTGAGCTCCTCGTGTTAATTGCGGTATGCCGTTGGTAGCGGCAAGAGGAGTGTGGAATGCCTCGATAAATGTGGTGTTAATGGCTGACGCAGCGCGGCGAATATTTCGGCCTGGCCTCAAATCAGGTTGTATTTTCCACCTCGCTCAAGTGCGTAAAGTGCGTAAAGTAAAAAAACGCAACTTGATGCGCTGCGCGCTCAAGTGCGCAATCTCTCTATGAGGATGATTGCGCACATTTAGCAGCGTGCATTTGCGTAGAGTTGAAGCAGAGAAAATCGACTCTACGCACCTTACTTACGCCTTACCTATGGTTGTATTTATCGATTGATTTTGGTTGTATTTTATGAGCGTCACGCGTGTCTATTTGGGTCAATTTCTGCCGCATGGCACATACAAAAAAGCGGGGCCGAAGCCCCGCCGTGGATTTAACCCGCCCTCACAAAAGTTGTCATGCGGCGCTGAATCGGATCTCTCTCCTCCACTTTGGACAAGAACCCTTCCTTGAATAGCGCCTTGGTTATCATGCTGGCTTTCTTCCGCTGCGCATCGTCGTCGGCGTCAAGTCCCACGGCATAAGCAACGGCCAACCCAACCCAGTCTTTGGCATTTGCCGCCTGTTTGTACATGCCGCCGTTTACAGCACCACGGATTGCTTCTCGCTGTTCATCAGTCAACCCTTCAGCCACTTCCTCGCTGGATGGCCAATGCCATTCCGTCACTACGGGTGCATGGTCCTGCGGCTGGGTTAGGCCTCGGCCGTTGCCCAGCGCCACGCTTTCGATATGCCGCCAGTC